AAACGTCAAGAACTACAGAAACACAGCAGACGGAATCAATGGCAGAAGTTCTTCATACGCAGTCATGGACTCTGGGTGGAAGTATCAGTATGACAAGTTCAATGATGTGTATCGTTGGGTTCCACTCAACGCAGACATCGCGGGTCTTTGTGTGAATACTGATAGTGTTCGAGATCCGTGGTTCAGCCCTGCTGGTCTGAATCGAGGGCAGATTAAGAACGCAGTCAAGCTCGCATGGAATCCTCGACGCTCTCATCGAGATGAGCTTTACAAGAACGGCATCAATCCAGTCGTGACACTACCAGGGCAGGGAACTGTTCTGTTCGGTGACAAGACGCTTCAGTCCAAGCCAAGCGCATTTGATCGAATCAACGTGCGACGCTTGTTCATCGTTCTTGAGAAGGCCATCGCGACAGCAGCCAAGTATACGTTGTTTGAGTTCAATGATGAGTTCACACGCGCTCAGTTCCGAAATCTCGTGGAACCATTCCTTCGCGATGTTCAGGGGCGGCGAGGAATCTATGACTTCCGTGTTGTGTGTGATAATACAAACAACACACCAGAGGTCATTGACCGCAACGAGTTCGTCGGTGATATTTACATCAAGCCAGCTCGTTCGATTAACTTCATCACGTTGAACTTCGTCGCAACTCGAACCGGAGTTGATTTTGACGAGATTGTCGGTCAGTTCTAAAGTAAGGAGTCACTAAGATGGCATTTAACATCAACGATATTCGAGCCCAGCTAACTGGCGGTGGTGCGCGATCTAATCTGTTTCAGGTTGAGATTCCACTTCCTGCTGGAGTTGCTGGTGATGATGCCGCAGCAGCATCACAGAAGCTCACATTTACTTGTCGAGCTGCTGTGTTGCCTGGTGCGACGATCAACATGATTCCGGTTTCATACTTCGGTCGAGAAGTAAAGTTTGCTGGAGGAAGAACTTTTGAAGATTGGAACGTACAGATTATCAACGACGAAGATTTTCTTGTTTACGATGCAATCAACGCATGGATGAATAACATAAATTCTCACGAGGGAAATATTCGTCAGACTGGACCAAATCCGCTGACGTATCAAGCCTCGGCTGATGTTGTTCATTTCGGAAAGCAAGGTAATGAGATCAAGCGAATCAAGTTGGTCAATCTCTGGCCCACAAATGTTCAGGCAATCGACCTCTCTTGGGATGCTGCCGATAATCTACAAGAGTTCGCAGTAACTTGGGCATTCGACTACTGGACAAACGAGGGCATTACTTCGTAATCCAGATCAGTTCTCTTTACGATCAAGAGGGCGCGGATACCTTGTCCAGTGAGGCGGGCCCGCGTCCTCTTTTTCGTTGAGAGCAAGTATAAATATGTGAAGATGCGATCACTTGGGAGTCACAGATGCCTATCAACTTTTTCGGTTTTGAAATCACAAGTAAGAAGGAGCGCGAAGAGCGCGAACAACAGAACCTTCTTGCCTTCACCGCACCAGAAGAACAGGAAGAAGCGGTAGATGTATCACCTATTGGTGGATACGGTGGCGGTGGTCAATACGGAATCGCTATTGACATTGACGGATCAATCAAGGATGAGAATCAGCTTATCACAATGTATCGTACAATGGCAGTCTACCCTGAAGTTGATTATGCCATCGACGACATTGTGAATGAAGCTGTTATTGATCAAGACGATGATTTCTGTGTCAGTCTTAACCTCGATCGAAGTCAGATCAGCACACCATTGAAGAAGAAGATCATCGACGAGTTTGAAAATGTGCTTGAGCTTTTGGATTTCAAGTTGAAAGCATATGACATCTTTCGTCGATGGTACGTTGATGGTAGAGTATATTATCACATCATCATTGACAAGACCAGCCCAAAGGCAGGCATTCAAGAGCTTCGATATATTGATCCACGAAAGATCAAGAAGATCAAAGAGAAGCCAAAGCCAGCAAATCAAGTTGCATCCAAAGACAAGCCTCCGGTTGTGATTCCTCCGAAGGAATACTACATCTACAATCAAAAAGGATTGGATGCAAAAAACAGCACACCCATTCCGATTACTCTCGATGCCATTGCGTATAACGGATCTGGTTTGGTAGACGCATCGCGAAAGCGTGTCATCTCAAATCTACAGAAAGCAGTTCGCCCGTGGAATCAGCTCAAGATGCTTGAGGATGCTGTGGTGATCTATCGCATCTCTCGTGCCCCAGAACGTCGAGTGTTCTACGTTGATGTTGGAAATCTACCAAAAGGTAAAGCAGAAGCATATCTCAAAGACATCATGGTTCGTTTCAAGAATAAGGTGACATACAACGCAGAGACAGGTGCAGTTGAGGATGCTCGCCATCATCGCACAATGCTGGAGGACTTCTGGCTACCACGAAGAGAAGGTGGAAAGGGAACAGAAGTCAGCACACTAGCAGGTGGGCAGAATCTTGGAGAGATTGAGGATATTCTATATTTCCGCCGTAAGCTCTATCAGGCTATGAATGTTCCTCGAACACGCATGGAATCCGAAGCTGGATTCTCCATTGGGCGAGACACAGAGATCACACGAGACGAAGTGAAATTTGGAAAATTCGTACAGAGACTCCGAAATCGCTTTGCTCTATTATTCCATGATCTGCTAGAAAAACAACTGATTCTGAAAAATATCATTACTGCTGATGACTGGAAGAATATCAAGAAGGACATGCGGTTCAACTGGCAACAAGATACGCACTTCATGGAACTTCAGCAGATAGAATCATTACGTTCACGAATTGAAATTCTGGATAATGTTGACAGTCATGTTGGAACATACATATCTAAGCTATGGGTTCAGAAGAATATTCTTCGACAGACTGACGAAGAGATCAAAGAAATCGCAGATCAAATCAAAAAGGAAGAGAATGCTGGAGAAACAACAGTTACTCCTGCTGGACCTGACATTGAACTGCCACCAGAAGAACCTCCAGCTCCCCCACAGAATCCAGAAGAAGATAATACACTAACACAATGAGATGAAAATGAAATCATTTAAGGAAAAGTACGAGGTCGAAGTCCAAGAAGAGGAATTTGAGACTCTTGATGTAGACTCAACCATATCTGATGATTTTGATTCTATCGTTGGTAAATCTGTGTCTGCTCCTGCTCAGCAGGTTAATGAACAAGTATCGGTACAGATTGAAAGAAGAGGCCCAGCAGGATTGCCTGGGCTACCTGGCATTCAAGGCGAGCGTGGATTTATCGGTGAGCAAGGGCCTATCGGAGAACAAGGACCACAAGGTGTTCAGGGTGAAACAGGTCCGCAAGGCGAGCGTGGAGAAAAAGGAGAGCGCGGACCAAAAGGAGATCAAGGGCTTCAGGGTTTGTCGGGAGCGCCTGGGCGAGATGGAGAACCGGGGCCAAAGGGAGACAAAGGTGATTCCGGTACACAAGGACCGCAAGGAGTAGCAGGACCGCAAGGCCCAGCAGGTCAGCCAGGAGCAAAAGGTCCGCAAGGGCCAAAGGGTGATCAAGGCATTCAAGGAAAAGAAGGTCGCCAAGGAAAACAAGGGCCAAAAGGAGCGACAGGCCCAAAAGGCGATCGAGGAGAAAAAGGTGACACCGGACCAGCGGGCCCAGCAGGACCAGCAGGCATCACACCTACCATAAACGAGGAAGCCATACGATCAAATCTTGAACGCAAATTCAACGAATATAAAACGCTAGTCAATCGAAGTCTCGCATCACAGGGTGGTGGTGGTTCTACCAGAATACTCGACAACGATGATGTTGTATATTCTCCCATATCCAGTCAGACTGATAATGGAGTATTAGCCTTTAGTAGTGGTGTGAATAAGTTCACATCCAAGACATTCCCAGAGTTCATGTCTGGTGGATTGATCGACTATATTGCGTTCGACACCACATCCACACACGCTGTCACTCAAGGGCAGATGGCATGGAACGCAGCCGAAGAAACTCTCGACTTCGGTCAAAATGGTACTGTGCTTCAACTGGGGCAAGAAATCCATTATCATGTCAGAAACGGTAGTGGAGTGGATATTGATAATGGTGATGCTATTATGATAACAGGTACACTTGGTGCATCTGGGCGATTGTTAGTTGCAAAAGCTGTTGCTGACGGATCAATATCCTCAAAATACTTCATCGGTGTTGCAACAGAAGACATAGCTATAGGTCAAGACGGAAAGGTCGCTCACTTTGGTAAAGTAAGAGACTTTAACACATCATCATTTAATGAAGGTGACATTCTATATCCTGATCCAGCCACTCCAGGCGGATGGGTGAATGTTGAACCTGACGCTCCAAACTGGAGACTTCCCACTGCGTTCGTAATCAACAAAAAGAACAATGGAACTATATTCGTTCGTGCTGTCAACAACTATAGACTAGAAGACCTAGAAAATGTTCACATAGATCATGTTGGCAGTCTTCAAGAAAATGATACAATCAAATGGTCAGCAGCAAATCTGAGATGGGAAATCGACAGACACGATCACATAAGAACAGTAACAACAGATGAAAATGTAGCACTCACAGATACCACAATATTGGTAGATGCAACTTCTGGAGATGTGACACTAACATTACCTACTGCTTTAAGTGCAGAGTCTATGGTCTACAATTTCAAGAAAATAGATGCCTCAGCAAATCAAATGATTGTGGATGGAAATGGATCTGAGACGATTGATGGGGCTCTAAATAAAAGCACCACTACTCAATGGGAATCATTTTCAATTCAATCGAACGGTACTGCTTGGTATGTCATATAATACTATATCTACTTTGGTTTCGGCCGACTACATCTCTATATAGGTGTGAAAATCATCAAAAAATGCTGCCATTTTCGTTATTCCTAAAAATGGTAGACGTATAAATACGACAGATTACAGGGAGATTATCATGAGCGTTAAAGACATTATTCGATCGGTGAAGGACAAAGATCCAGTTTCGTTTCAGGCATCGGTAGAAGCAGAACTAGCTGCCAGAATGACAGATGCCCTAGATGACAAGAAGATCGAGATCGCTCAGAGCGTATTTTCTTCCGATGAACCAGAAGAGGAACTTACCGATGACTAGATTCAAGCAAGTTCGAGAAGCAGCACGAAATCTTGCCGTTCGAGCAACGGGAGATGATGGTGAAGAGGCAAAGCTAAACGATCTCCCATCGGATCAGTCACAGCAGGATGATGCTGACGAGAATAACCGCAACCCTGATGGTTCCGCAGAGGATCAGGTTGAGAAGTCGATCAAGCCGATCTACACCAAGACCGAAAATGGTATATACACACTGAATACTGAGAGTGTGGACGAGAAGAAGGCTGCTCGACTAGCAAAGATTGCTCGTGCGGCTGCTGCTCGCGAAAAGGATCAAGCCGCTCAGAAGGAGAAGGCAAAGCAGAAGCACTATGCCGCTTCTGCCAAGTCTCGC